TAAATCCCCATCCAAAAGAAAGAAGCTTGACCAACCGGAGCTGGACCCGGTCAACCAATTGATGCTGCAGCGGCTCGATAACGAGCGAAAACGCCGAATTTCGCTCAATCGGCTCAACGCCTACGCTCCCTACGCCAAGCAGCGCGAATTTCATGCCGGCGGCGTGCTTTATCGCGAACGCGCGATGATGGCGGCCAACCAAGTCGGCAAAACGACGGCCGGCGCGGCCGAAGCGGCGATGCATTTGACCGGCAGATATCCCGATTGGTGGAAAGGACGCATTTTCAACGAGCCGGTGCGCGCATTGGCCGGATCGGAGAGCGCGGAATTGACCCGCGATGGCGTGCAACGCCTTCTGATCGGCCCACCGCGCGATGAAGCCGCATGGGGCACCGGAATGGTGCCGAAAGAGTGCCTTGTTCACTGGACGCGACGCAGCGGTGTCTCCGATGCGCTCGACGGCGTGCTTATTCGCTGGGGGGGCGGCGGCGACGTGCAGACGCAGCACAGCTCGCTCAATTTCAAGAGCTACGATCAGGGCCGGGGCAAGTGGCAAGCCGACACGTTGCACTGGGTGTGGTTCGATGAGGAACCGCCACTCGAAATCTACAGCGAAGGGCTGACGCGCATCAGCTCGACGTCGGGCATGGTGTTCTCCACCTTCACGCCGCTGCTCGGCATGTCGGAAGTCTGCCGGCGCTTTTTGCTCGAGCCCAGCCCAGATCGCGCCGTCGTCACGATGACCATCGAAGACGCGCCGCACTATTCGGAAGACCAGCGCGCCAAGATCATCGCCGGCTATCCCGCGCACGAACGCGAAGCACGCGCCAAGGGCATCCCGGCGCTCGGCAGCGGTCGCATCTTCCCCATCGCGGAGGAGGAGATCACGATCCCGGCGCGCATCTTCCCGAAAGAGTTTGCAAGGATCAGAGGGCTCGACTTCGGATGGGATCACCCGTTCGCATGCGTCGAGCTGGTGTGGGATCGCGACGAGGATGTGATCTATGTCGTCAAATGTCACAAACAAAGACAATCAACGCCAATTATCCATGCAGCAACAATTCGCGCGTGGGGCAACGAGTGGATACCCATCGCGTGGCCGCATGACGGTCTGGTGTCGGATAAAGGCAGCGGTATGGAACTGGCGACGCAGTACCGCGCCCAACACCTCAACATGCTCCCCGAGCGAGCCACGTTCCTTGATGGTGGATCGGGAGTGGAGGCAGGATTGATGGAAATGCTCGGCCGCATGCAGACCGGCCGGCTGAAAGTCTTCGGCCATCTCAACGAGTGGTTCGAGGAGTTCCGGCTCTATCACCGCAAGGACGGCAAGGTCGTGAAGGAATACGACGACCTCATGGCTGCGACGCGCTACGCCATCATGATGCTGCGTTACAGCATCACCGAGCCGATCCGGCGCGAACGCATGCGCCCAAGCGGAAGCTGGCAGGCGGCATAGGAGGATGACATGGGTGCCAACATCTGGTTCTGGTTGATCTATGTGATTTTCGGGGTCTTCGGTCTTCTCGGCATTGGCCCTTGGTATCGGGATCGTGTTGGCCCGTGGGGGCCATTTGGTGGCTGGCTCGTTCTGTTCATTCTCATCGGTCTTCTTGGGCTTCATGTCTTCGGAAGCCCGGTTAGGTGACCGACGAGATGGACCGTCAAACCAAGCTCGCGTTCGCGACGCTTGCGGTGCTGATCACGTTCGTCGTTGCGCTCGCGTTCTACGGCAGCATCCACGGCTGGTATGAGTGATGCCGATCATCTGGCGCGTGACAGCGGTCGTGCTGTTGATGAAGACAGTCGAATATCTCTGTCAGGGCCTGTGATGCCGCAACGGAACACGCTCGCAACGCTCGGCGACACGCCGATCAACACCGAAGCGCAAGGGCCGCCGCCGGACCCCTACGGCTTCGCGCCATACCAGCTCCCGCCGGTCAACCTCGATCTGCAGTCGTACAATCGCGGCACGCCGGTCCCGAGCATGCAGGGCGGCGTCACGCTGCCGCTGATGGGGAACGAGCTGCAGCTGCGCTATGGCTACGAGCACGATCCCTACGCCCCCGCGCGCCAGCATAACTTCGGAGCCACGCTGATGAGGCGCTTCTGATGGACCCCAGATACACGACGCTCGCGAGCCTCGGTCAGCGTTATCAGAACTATCCGGCAGCGACGTTCGATCAACGCTTCGGTCCCTTCAATACCGGGCCGCGGAGCGATCAGGACATCTTGCGCATGTTCATCGAGCAGGAGCAGATGCAGCGTCGCGATCCCAACGTCATCCGGCCGGGGACGCCGTCTTGGCCCTTCGGCTACACGCAGACATAAGCCATGCCGACACTGCTAGAGCTTGGCGCGAAAGCAGTGGGCACCGCGCTCAAGGATATAGGCAAAGGCATTCGCGCTTATCACTCCTCGCCGCACGACTTCGATAAGTTCGACCTGTCGAAGATCGGGACCGGCGAAGGTCATCAGTCATACGGACGCGGTCTGTACTTCTCCGACAATCCTGCGGTGAGCGGCCAAGGCGGGGCCTACTGGCATCAATTCAAAGAGCATTTTCTCGGACCGGAAAGCGAAGCTGCCGATTATCTGGCGCGGGCACAGTTCAATCGGCAACATGCGCTGCAGCGAGTGCTGGAAGATCAGGCGCGCATCCGCGCATCGCAGGCGACGACCTACAGCCCCAATTTACCGGAGAGCAATTGGTGGCATCCGAGCAATGCCGACAAGCTGCAAGCGGTGGCTGACTTGCTCAAGACCGACAAGCCGGTGGGGCCGCGCACCTACGAAGTGAACATCAACGCCAAGCCCGAGCAACTCTTGGATTGGAATAAACCACTGCAAGCACAGCCGGAGGGCATCCAGAGATTGGTGCAAGATAACCCGCGTCTGGGCGGCAATGACATGGTGCGCGGTCAACTTGTCTCGCCGAGCGGTGAAAACATCTACCGCCGACTACAGGCCGGAAAAGGGGATGCTGCACCAAAGGTACTGGATGCATATGGCGTTCCGGGGCTTAAGTATCTCGATCAAGGATCACGCAAGCCAACCTTCGATCCCGCGTTAGACATTTATGGCGCATCAACGAGGGACGGCGTCTACATCACCAACGCCAAGGGCGGCGGATATTTTCCCTCCCACGATGATGCGGTGAAGGAATTGGAAAAGCGGTTTCCACAAAGCAGCAACTACGCCATCTGGCGCGACGATCTGGTCGACATCCTGAAAAAGTACGGCATCGGAGCTGCGGTGCCCGCCGCCGGAACGCTGAGAGGCAATGATGCCGACGCTCGCTGACATGGGCCTCGATGAGAGCGGGAACATCCTCGGAAAAAGCTTCAACACGCTCCCGAACCTCGGCAACGCGCCGGTCACGCGCGGTCGCATGACTTGGTTCAATCCATACCCCTACAGCTACACCGATCCCGCCACCGGCAGGAACTGGACCGATACGGGTGCGAGGAAGCTCCGCGAAGGCCCCCACGCCAGCGGTCTGCCGATCACGACGCCGGGGATCGCGCTCTCTGACAGGAAGGGCCTCGGCGGATGGCATGAGGTCACGCTGCCGGATGGGCGCAAGTACATCACCCAGCAGACCGACATCGGTCCCCCCGGCGTCGTCGACCTCAACGGCGCGCTCGCCTCGCAGGCTTATCCCGGCGGCCAGAACACGATGAAAGGTCGCGACATCACGACCCGCTACATCGGCCAGACCCTGCCGGAAGGCGTCCAGCCCGGGCCGGCGGCAGGGGGTGGCTGGAACACCAGCGTCAGTGCCGATCCCGGCGCTCCCGGCGGTGCCGGCTACGTCAACCCGGCAATCGTAGGCCAAGGTGCCGCCACCAATCCCGCCGATCTGACACGGCAGGACAACAAGAGCTTGGCGAGCACGCTGGGCGACTTCTTCTCCGAGCTCCAGCTCAAGGCCGCCAAGCCGCCAGCGCCGGCTCCCACCGGCTTCGCTGCCGGCCAGCCCTATCGATTTGCACCTGTAGGACAGCGACGTGCCTAACACCCTGCTCACCCTCGGCCAGAAGCTGATCGGCGGCGGCGCAAAGGGGCTCTCGACCGTGGGCGAGGAAGCGGCGCGGCTGCGCATGCTGCGCGCTGCCGGCGGCCAAGCGCCTATCGTCGGACTGCCGCAGGCCCCGCTGCAAGTGGGCGGCGCACCGTTCATCCCCGGCCCGAGCAGCTCGCTGCGCGACGCCGCCGAGGCCTACATGCGCGGCACCGGGCGCGAATACGTCCCGGTGCAGAACTACGTTCCGGTCGACGTGCCGCGCGCGACCAAGATCGCGCAGGAGTTCGACGTCATGAAACACACCCCCACCGATCCGGCGGTGATGCGTTCCTACGAGGCAATGGCGAAGGAAACCCGCGACCAGTACGAGCAGCTCAAGAAGCTTGGCATTAAATTTGAGCCGTTCCCGCCGCCGAAAGAAGGTGTGCCCGATCCCTACGCCGCGACGCCGCGTCTGGCGCAGAAGGACTTCCTCGAAAACAAGCACATGTACTACTACCCATCGGAACAGGGCTTCGGCAGCGAGGCGAGCGGCCAAGCCGCCATCGATCTCGCCCAGCAACCATTGCTCAAAGGCAGCGGCGTCAAGATCGGCGGCAAGGAAGTGCCGTTCAACGATCTGTTCCGCATCGTTCACGACGCCTTCGGGCATATCAAGGAAGGCGTCGGCTTCCGCGCAGCCGGCGAGGAGAACGCATGGCGCTCGCATGCGCGCATGTATTCGCCGCAGGCGCTGCCGGCGATGACGGCGGAAACGCGCGGCCAGAACAGCTGGGTCAACTACGGGCCGTTCGCCGCGCAGAACAAGGGCGCGAGCGGGCTCGACACGATCTACGCGCCGCAGAAGCTCGGCATGCTGCCCGATTGGGTGGTGAACTCCGGTCGCATGACGCCGCTCGGCATTGCCGGCGGTGCTGTCACGCTCAACAATCTCGGAGAGCCTGATGGCCAGCGATGACGTCACCATCGACAATCTCGGCGGTCGTCTGCCCGATTGGATGCTGAGTACGATCTACCCGCCGCAGCAACCCGGGCTTTCGGCGCAGCAACCTGATTTTCCCGATCCAACTGAAGCACGGCTGGCAACGCTCGGCGACGCATTCGGTCGCGCCGCCTACACGACCAAACGAGGCGTGCGACCGGATGGCGGCAAGGATGAAGGACCGGCGACCGCGCTGGTCGAGCAGATGTTTGGCCTGCCGAAGACGCCGCTGGAAGCCGGCACGCGCGTTGCGTTTGGTCCCTTCGGAAAGGCCGGCGCGAAGCTCGGCGCACTTGTGCTGGGTGGTCTGCTTCAAAGCAGCCAAGCCGAAGCCGGCCCCAAGCTGCCCAAGCTGCCGCCGAAGACGCTCAACACTCTCGGTCGCGATGCTGAGACTGCCGGCATCGGGCACAACCAAGGCCCGCCGCTTGTGGATTGGCGCGAGGCTCCCAATCCGAACGCCCAGTTCCCGCAATACACGACGCAATATCCGGCGGCCGGCCCGCCGGTCCCGACGTTGAAGGAAAAGCCGAGCTTCCCCGGCGAGACTTACGATGCGAAGGAGCTGACGCCCGAGGCCAAGACATTCGAGAAAGCTCGCCAGAAAATAATGGCCAACATGAACAAGAAGGGCTTTGAGCCGTACTTCGATCCCACCAAGCGCGAACTGGTCGATCAGAGCCAATATCCCGCGCGCGCCGTCGACACCTCGCAGCTCGCGCCGGCACGGCAAGAGGCAGCGCAGAAATACTGGGATGTGACCGGCGGCTCGCCGGAAACACGCGCGCGCCTGCAGGGGGCGATCTCGCGCGGCGAAAACCTCGGCGACAGCGGCAACTGGTACTTCATGGCGCAGCTGGAGCAAGAGTACATCAAGGAGCTTGGTCCGCAGAAAGGACGCGAAGCATTCTTGGATGAGTTCGCCAGACCGATGGCGGCAACGACATCGGGGCAGCGCCCGGGACCAAACCTGATGACGGCGCACTATCTCGAATATCTGCGCAAGAACAATCTGCCGATCCCCGAGCATTCGCATCAGCTGCCGACGCCTATCGGCGGTCGCTACGCCGGCACCAATGTCGAAGACTACAATGCAATGCGCGCACGGCAGGCCAGAGGCGAAGCACCATTCGGTGAGGATCAACCGAAGATGCTCGACTTTGAACGCTCGATGATCGGCGATCTCAGCCGCCCGGTGATCGATGAGCAGATGGCCGAAGGCATGATGAAAGGCACACCGAAGAACGTCATCGAGGGCGCGCGCAAGACCGCATACGGAATGGCGCAGTACCCGGTGATGCAGGAGGCAGCTGCGCGCGGCGTGCTGCCGGGTCAAATTCAGGACATCGCTTGGGCCGGCTTCAAGGGCGAAGAGGGCAAGCCGATGATCCAGATCGTCAACGAAGCAATCGAGCGCACCCACCGGCTGACCGGCATGGCGCGCTCGGAGATCGTGCGACGTGCGCTGGTGCGCAAGGAAATCCCGCTCTATGTCGCCACTGCGCTGATCGGCGGCAAAGCGGCGCTGCAGGGCGGTCCCGAACAGCCTACGGGCGAGTAGCGTCCCAGCAGTCGTCCAGCCCTTCCCAGATCGGGCCGGCCAGCTCGTACTTGTAGCGCAGACCGTTCAGCACACGGTCGATGAACTCGACCTCGGCATCGCTGGTCGAGACATCCCACTTGCGCTTGACCAGCGCAGCGATGATCGCGGTGAGTTGTTTCTCGGTCATGGCACAAATCTACCATACAGCAAACCTGAACCGCAAGGAGGCCAAGATGGCTGTCGAAGCCAAAAGACGTTCCTCGCCACCGCAGCCGCTGCCGCAGGATGAGGCCTTTCCCCCGGGCCGCGATCCCGGCGAGCACGCCCATCCGCCCGAGGATAATGACTTCTGGGAAAACATCGTTTTCGAGAACAACGCCTACAAGATGGAGCACTATCGCGCAGCGGCGCAGTACCTCGCCAACGAGATCGGGTTCTCGGTGTTGCTGCACTACTATGTGCTGCCATCGTTCCACAACACCGGCAGCACGATGATGGCGGCGTTCATCCCCGCTGACGAAGGGCGAGCCGAACAAACCCCACCCGCAGTACACGCCAGCAAGTGGTGATAGATGGCCTACCGCAAGCGCAGGAAGCGGGCGCGCAACAACGCACCCGCTGAAGATGCCGTCGCCGCGACAACGACTGACGACGAGCCGGAAATCGATGATCGCGTGCCCGCCGGCCAGAGCGATCTGCCGCCGGAAGGTGCCGACGCCGAAGACCTAGAAGCCGTCCACGACGAAGCGGTCGAGCGTTACGAGCAAGCGTGGGAAAAGGAACGGCAGAACCAGCGCGACGCCTACGATGATCTCAAGTTCCTGTCCGAGGAAGATGCGCAGTGGGATGGCAGGGCGCTGCAGGAACGCAGGGATGCCAACCGCCCAATACTCACCGTCAACAAAGTCCCGCAGTTCGTGCGGCAAGTCACGGGTGATATCCGCCAGCTGCGCCCGAGCATCCACGTCGTGCCAATTGATGAGAGAGCCGACGATATGGTGTCGACCGATGTGCTGCCAGAGATGGTCAGGTACATCGAGCGGCGTTCCGATGCGAAGGCGAGCTACTTCTCTGCCGCCGATCAGATGGTCGCCGCCGGCATGGGCCACTGTCGCGTGTTCACCGAATACGCAGCTGCAACTACCGCCAATCAGGAAATTGGTATCACGCTGATACAAGACGGCATTGCGGTCGTGTGGGACTGCGACGCGATCCATCCAACGCGCAAAGATGCAAACTATTGCTTTGTTCCCATCGATCTCAATCGCAAGGCAGCGGAGAAGAGATGGAAGGGCAAGTCGTTCGACGCGCCACTGACGCAGTCGCAGAACTCCGAAGCATGGCAGGGCTGGTACACCGACGACCATGTTCGCGTCACCGAATACTGGCGCAAGGTGCCGCTGCAGCGCGAACTGGCGGTCTATCCCAACGGCCAGATTGTTGATCTCACCGACGACGATTACGATCCCGAGGCCGATGAGGACATCGGCTATGACGGCGACGTCCCCTACGACCAGACCGCCGATTACGGTCCCGAGCAGGATGAGAAGCCGGCAAAGGAAGAGGCCGACTACCGCCCCGGCGAAGGCGAGCGCCGCTGCGGCGGCTGCACCATGTTCCAAGCGCCGAGCCATTGCACCGCAATCCAAGACCCGGTGCGCGCCGACATGCTGTGCGATTATTTCGAGCCGCTCGATCTCCTCGGCAACCTCGGCGACAACGTCATCCCGTTCCCGGTGCGTCCGCAGCTTGAACCCGGCATGGGTCCGAAACGAGCTGACGCCATAGCCGGCGGCGCGCGCATCGAGAAGCGCGACAGCTACTGCGTCCAGCGGTTCGTCATATCGGCGAGCGAAGTTCTCGACGGGCCTGACGAATGGCCCGGGATGCACATCCCCATCATTCCGTTCGTGGGAGAAGAGATCAAGATCGGCCGTCAGGTCGTGCGTCGCGGCGTCGTGCGCAATCTCAAGGACGTGCAGAGGCTGTTCAACTACGCGATCTCCGCTGATGCGGAAGCGGTCGCGCTGCAGCCCAAAGCGCCGTTCAAAGGAACTCGCGTCAACTTTGAAAAGTATCTCGATCAGTGGGAAACGGCGAACACCAAAAATTGGCCGTTCCTCGAATACGATCCCGATCCGCTCAACGGCGGTCGACCGCCAGAGCGCGAACCGCCGCCGGTCGCCAGCCAAGGCATCAAGGAGCTATTGAGCGTCGCCACGACCGAGATGTCGGCAGTCACCGGCATCTATCCCAGTTCGCTCGGCGCACCCGCGCAGGAAACATCGGGCAAGGCAATCGTTGCTCGCCAACGCGAGGGTGACACCGGCACGTTCGTTTATGTGGAAAGTTTTGGTCGCGCCATCGAGCGTATCGGCCAGATCATCGTGGACCTGATCCCACACATTTACGACAACGAACGCTCGCTGCGCGTGATCGGCGACGACGGCAAGATGAGCAAGATCGACATCAACAAGGCGATCATCGATCCCAACGGTGACGGCATCGCCACCGTGCTGATGAACGACCTCACCGCCGGCAGCTATCAGGTGTCGGTCGAGATGGGACCGAGCTACAGCACGAAGAGAGAAGAGGCGCGCGAGGGCATCCAGACACTGATGCAGGCGCTCGGCCCACAGTCCGCACCGCTGTTGGCGGATTTGTTCGTGCAGGGGCAGGATTTTCCGCTCGCTGATCGCATCGCCAAGCGCATGCGGCTATTGCTGCCGCCCAATGTGCAGAAGCTGGAAGCAGCGCAGTCGGGCGAGCCGCCGCCTCCGCAACCCCCGCCGCCCCCGCCGCCGCCCGAGGTGCTGATCAAGCAGGCGGAAATCCAACAGGCGCAACAGGAGCTGCAGGGCAAGGCCGAGATTGCGCAGATGTCGCTCGCGGTCGAGCGGGTCAAGATGCAGACGGCGATGCTCATGGCCCAAGCCGATCTGCAGAAGGCGCAGCTCGCCAATCAGGGCATTGAGGCCGATCACGCCGCCACGATGCGCGAAACCGAAATGCAGCACGCTGCAAAGATAACTCAAACCGAAACGCAGCATGCCGCAAGGATGGAGCAAACCGAAGTCACCGCCGCCGCCAAGCTGCGGCAAACAGAAGTAGCGCACGCCGCCAAGATGGAGCAGCTGCGCGCCAAGCCAGCGCCGGGGAACGCGGGTGGCTGACAGCGTCGAGGCCTATCTCCGTTCGTTGGAGGAGGAATACGAACGACCGCCAGCGGTTCGCAATCTGATGCCGAGGCCGAGCGGCGGCCTGACGGTGTCGGTCGCCCGAGCGGCCGGTCAGGCTGGTCTGGTCAATGCTGGGCCGATCAACTTCACGGTCACGTTCTCCAAGCCGGTGACCGGCTTCGCCAACAACGACATCAGCTTCACCGGCAGTACTGTGGGTGGCACGCTGGCAGCGGCAGTGACCGGCGGCCCGAGCGTCTACAACGTTGCCGTCACCGGCATGACCGGCAGCGGTCTGGTGGCGGTGAACGTCCCGGCAGGAGCCGCGACCGACGCCGCCGGCACGCTCTCGCCCGGGGCGGTCGCAGCCTTCGTGATGTTCGATACCACTGCGCCCAGCGTCACAATCAACAAGGCGGCGACGCAGGACGACCCGTCGAACATGATGCGGGTTTTCTTCACTGTGGTGTTCAGTGAAACGGTCCTTGGTTTCACGGCAAGCGATGTCAATCTGGCCGCCAGCACTGTCACCGGAACACTGACGCCAACTGTCTTCGGTAGCGGTCCCACCTACACCGTCCAAGTGATGGGCATGGCCGGCGCGGGTGACATCGTCGCCAGCATCCCCGCCGCTGTCGTCACCGACATGGCCGGCAACGCCAACACGCCGTCGACCAGCACTGACAACGTCGTGGCTTGGGTGCCGGACTTCGTCGTGCCGGCGGTGACGATCAACAAGGCGGCAGGGCAAGCCGATCCCACCAACGTCGGCCCGATCCTATTCGACGTCGTGTTCAGCGAGATCGTCACCGGCTTCCTCGCCAACGAGGTTAGCTTCGCCGGCTCGACCACTGGCGGCGGCGGGCTTCTCGCGACGATGACCGGCAGCGGCGCGACCTACAGCATCTCCGTCACCGGCATGACGACACCCGGCAACGTCGTCGTCAGTGTTCCTGCCGGCGTCGCGATGGACATGCAGGGCAACCTCAACACCGCGTCGACCAGCACTGACAACACCGTCGCATATGACGCCGGCACGCCGGGAGTGTTCAGCCTGTTGCTGGAGGGAGCCGGCGGCGACTTTCTGCTGCTCGAAAGCGGCATCGACAGATTGGCATTGGAGTGAGCAATGGCTGACACAAGACTATCCTTGCTGCCGCAAGGCCTGATGCCAGCTCTCGCCTACGGCGTGGACAGCACGGGCGCGAGTAAAAAGTTTCACCAATTTCCTGCGCTCAACGTGCAGGACTTCGGTGCGGTTCCTGATGCGGTGGATAGCGGTCCTGCTATTCAAGCCTGTCTCGACGCAGCGTTTGGTCCCGCTTCAAATCCGAACGGAAACAACAACAGGTTCAAGAACCGTCCCGTCTACTTTCCCAACGGCGTCTACAACACCAAACAGGTTCTGCAAGTGACCGGCGTGACCGGCGGGCGCATCTTCGGCGACGGTCAGTATTCCACCTATCTGACCTACACCGGCGATCCCGCTGCGGGAAACACCATCCCGCAGGGACAGCTCAATGCGGGCGATGCCGCGCTGCTCCACGCCATCACGCCGCTCTTCATCACCAATGGCTTCAAGTATTCGAGCATCGTGGACATGTCGTTCGCGATGGCGGATCAACCCAACTGCGTCGGCGTTTACATATTCTGGAACGGTGCTGCGGATGCGGGACCGACTAACAACTTCTACATGAACTGCGGTGCGAGCGGTCAGACCGGATGGCTCATCGGCTATCTCTCTCCCGGCCTTTGCTCCGAGCAGACATTCATCGCCTGCGTCGGCGGCGGCAGCTTCGCTGCGTTCCGCAACATCAGTCAGAACGCGCTGAACAACATCTTCATGGGCTGCGGTGCGGCGAGTAGCGGGCGCGGTTTTTCCTGCCCCACTGGCTCGGTTCACATCCACGCCGGTTCGCTCGCCGGGAACACGGTCGATATCGAGAGCGGTCAGGATGCGATGCTGATCACAGCAACGCGAACTGAGAGCGCCAACTTTATGACCTCGGTGTCCGGCAGCTCGCCCACGATCATTCAGGGCTGTGAGCAATCGACCGGCGCGAGCTTGCCGGGACATTTCGCGGACGGCTCGATCAATCAGCTCATCATCGAGGGCTGCGCATTTCCCACTGGCGGGGGCGCGACCTCTGGCATGATCCTCGGCAGCGGCCCACTGTGGCTCAAGGGCAATGAAGTCAGGAACCCGAACTTCCTGAACAGCTACAGCGGACAGGTCGTGGAGTGGGCCGAGGCTCCCAACACCGTCGCGAATTTGCCGGTTGCGAACGCGCGCTTCCGAGGTCTGCGCCGCGTCGTGACTGACGGTGCGGCTGCGACCTTCGGCGCGACGGTGGCACCGGGCGGTTCACTAATTCTACCCGTGTGGTGCGACGGCCTAGCTTGGAAGGTCGGATGACAAGTTTCGAGCGAGCCAGCCGATAACCGGCCAGCAGCTTCGATGAGTGAACCGCCCTCCGGGGCGGTTTTTTTATGAGGAACGACGATGGTAGACGACGACGATCCCAATTCCGCGCCAGCCGGAAACGCGCCAGCAGGAAACGAGAAAGCCGAAGCGCCTCCTGTCGAGCCGCCGCAGGACGATCAGTCCGATGGCGAGCAAGCAGAGACAAAGGCCGAACCCGAGGACGAAATAGACATCGGTGCGGCTGATGATGAGCCGGAC